CAATCAGACGTATGGAGAACCCGGATGAGCAGAGGGTGCTGCGACTGCGGTATCTGTGGGGGCTGAATTGGAAAGAAATCGGAGAAAAAATGGGGTATAACGAAAGACAGCCCCAGAGAATCCATGGGAGTGCGTTAAATAATTTCAAGATGTCGTAGAATGTCGCACTCCACCTGTGATATAGTGTAATCAGTTCAGTTTGGGAATGATGCTGACATGATTGGTTCTTTTCATTTACCTCCGTATATTGTATATCTGCCGGGTCTCAACAGCCCGGCAGCATCGGAACATAGCTCAGTCGGCGAGAGCAGTCTCATGAGTAGACAAGGGCGAAGGTTCGAGTCCTTCTGTTCCGATTTCCCTGATGGGGACATATAAGAATCCTTTCTCAAAAAGAATACTACATTTTCCACAAGAAGACATCTGGCAATGCTGGGTGTCTTTTTGCGTGCAACGAAAGGCAGGTGAGTCCAAGTGACTGAAAAACAGAAGATATTTGCAGATGAATATTTGATTGATTTAAATGCCACAAGGGCTTACCGGGTGGCATATCCATCGGTAAAACGAGATGAAGTGGCAAGAGCGGCGGCAAGTAGAATGTTAACAAATGTTAACGTTAAAAAATATATTTCTGATCAGCTGGAGAAGATTCACAGCCAGAAAACAGCAGATGCACAGGAAGTAATTGAGTACCTTACCTCAGTCTTAAGGGGTGAGAGTACATCCCAGGAAATTGTTGTTGAAGGTATTGGTGATGGAATGTCTGAAGCACGTACCATGGAAAAAGGTCCATCAGAAAAAGACAGGCTGAAAGCAGCAGAACTTCTGGGCAAAAGATATTCTCTTTTCACAGATAAGGTCGAAGTATCTGGTCTGGAAGACGAGAAAAAGAAATTGGATGATATCCTGCAACAGATGCGGGGTGATGGATAGTGAGCACGGAACGCTTACTGCTATCAGAAAAGTATAAAGCATTTTTACGTTGCAGTGCACCGGTTGAATTTCTGGAAGGCACGACTGCTGCCGGCAAGACGACAGTGGGACTGTTCAAGTTCATGTTGAAAGTGGCAGAGTCACCGAAGAAGCTGCACATCATAGCAGCGAAAGATACCGGAACAGCAGAAAAGAACATCATCAATAAGGACCTTGGCATCATCGATGACTTCGGCATGCTGGCTGAGTACAACGGAAACGGCACCAAGGACGACAAAATACCACATATCCTGTTTCACACCAGCAATGGTGATAAAGTCGTGTATGTGATGGGATATGGGGATAAGAAGAAGTGGCAGAAAGCCCTTGGCGGTCAGTACGGATGTCTGTATATTGACGAGATCAATACAGCTGATATTGAATTTGTCCGAGAGTCGTCTATGCGATGTGATTACTTTATGGCAACATTGAACCCGGATGATCCGAATCTGGATGTATACAAGGAGTATATCAACTGCAGCAGACCATTACCTAAATGGGAACAGGACACGCCACAGGAAATTAAAGAAGAGCTGAAAGAAGAACCAAAACCCGGCTGGGTACATTGGTTCTTTTCTTTTGACGATAATGCAGGACTTCCGGAAGAAAAGAAGCAACGGATCATCCAGAACACGCCGAAGGGGACAAAGATCTGGAAGAATAAGATCCAGGGACTTCGGGGAAAAGCAACCGGTCTGGTATTCCCGAATTTCAGCCGAAAACAGCATGTGGTCACGGCAGAATGGGTGAAACAGCAGATGGGGGCGGGAAAGCTGAAATTCAAAAAGTTTACCTGTGGTCTGGATACATCGTATTCTTCGAAGTCTCCGGATACGATTGCTATGCTGTTTCAGGGAATCACGGAAGACAGGAAGCTGATTACGCTGGCGGAAAAGGTATACAGCAACAAGGATCTGTCAGAACCGCTGGCACCGTCTGATACGGCGGTAAAATTCATTGATTTCCTGGAGAAATGCCGCAAAGAATGGGGATTTGCGAAAGAGACATTTATCGACTGTGCGGATGCAGCTACGATCACCGAGCTTCGCAAATACAAGCGTCTTCAAGGATGCATCTACAATTTCATTGAATCGTACAAGAAAGTGGAGATTCTGGACCGTATCCGCCTGCAACTTGGCTGGATCCAGCAGGACTGTTATCTGGTGGTAGATACTTGTACAGAACATATCTCAGAACTGGAACGGTATTCCTGGAACGAAGAAAAGGATATCCCGGAAGACAGAAACGACCACACGATCAACGCACAGCAGTATGGATGGATTCCGTACCGGAACATGATCGGGTTTAAGGAGGAACAGAACAGGTGAAATGGATGGAACAGTTAAACGAAAACATAAAGCGGACGCTGCGGAGCTGGCTGAATGTACTTCCGGCAAACCCCTATAATTTCCAGATCAATGAGATGCTGGATTTTGAGGGGCATGCGATCCGCAACCGCATCTGGTATCGAGGTGATGGCAACGAACTGGAGCAGTTCTACCAGCAGAATCGCGAGTATGCGGATAAATACAAATTCTGGGCGAGTAAGAGCAGTCCTGGGCTTGAGATGCGGAAAATCCACACCGGTCTGCCTGGACTGATTGTGCGGACCCTGACATCGGTTGTACTGCCGGATATGAACGATTTTGAGTTTGAAAGTCCGAAGCAGCAGGGGATGTGGGAGGAAATCGCAAAGGACAACGATTTTCAGCACAAAATAGAAAGTGCACTGAAAGAGGCTCTATACGTCGGAGATGGAGCGTTCAAGGTGACGGTTGATACGCAGGTCAGTCCTTATCCGATTCTTGAATGGTATCCGGGTGACCGGGTGGAAATTATCCGGCATCGTGACAGGATTCGTGAAATCGTATTCAAAACACCATATAAAGATAAAGGACGGACATATGTGCTGAATGAACGCTATGGATATGGTTATATCGTCAACGAGCTGTATTCCGGTAATCAGATGCTTGAGGTTTCTGCACTGAAAGCCACAGAAAACCTGAAAGACTTTGCATTTGACGAGAGCGTGATGCTGGCAGTGCCGCTGATGATCTACGAATCAGCCAAGTATGAGGGAAGGGGCGGCAGTATCTTTGATGGTAAGCTGGACAGCTTCGACTCGCTCGATGAGGTCTGGTCCCAGTGGATGGATGCACTGCGAGCAGGCAGGGCAAAAACGTACATTCCGGAATGCTTAGTCCCGCATGATCCGGAGACAGGCGTACTGATCCGGCCGAATCCATTTGACAATCGCTATTACGCAGCAACTGGTGATATGAGCGAAGGGCAGAAAAATGTGATCAATACCGATCAGCCGGTGATTCCGCATGAAAGTTATCTTGCATCCTATATCACAGCACTGGATCTGTGTTTGCAGGGTGTGATCAGTCCGTCTACTTTGGGCATCGATACGAAGAAGCTGGACAATGCAGAAGCACAGAGGGAAAAAGAAAAAACAACGCTGTATACACGGAACAGCATTGTAGAAGCATTACAGACAACACTTCCGGATGTGGTTGCTTCCTGTATCCATGCAATGAACATTCTGGAAGGACAGATGCCGGAAGATGTGAAGGTCAATATTCCATTTGGGGAATATGCAAACCCATCTTTCGAATCTCAGGTTGAAACGGTTGCCAAGGCGAAACAGGGCGGAATCATGAGCATTGAACGCTGTGTAGAAGAGCTGTATGGTGACAGCCTGGATGAACACTGCAAGCAGGAAGAAATCACCAGACTGAAAGCAGAGCAGGGTATTCAGGAAATGGAAGAACCGGGAGTCAATCTGGAAGCTGGTGATTTCAGCGTAAATCAGGAAGGCGGCGAGAACGATGAAGGTAAAAGTAGCAAACAGGATGTACCAGATGAGCCGGAAGCAGTACCAGGGACTGCTTAAAATTGCAAAGGAACAGGTACCTTTTGGCGTGTATGCTTTGGAAAAAGGCGATTATGCGGAACTGAGAAATGATAAATGCAGCAGTGCCACACAGTTGAAAGAACTGAAAAGGCAGTTTAAGCAGCAGGGATTCAAGGTGCATGTAAATGGCAAAGATAAATGATGCGTATGATATCGGAGCGGCTTTTGAGGCAATCGAAGATGAACTGATCGCATCCATGATCCGAAACATGAAACGGCACAAGGTCGAAGAAGTGACGGAGAATAAGCAGTGGAGCATGTGGCAGGCAGAACAGTTAAAAGCTCTGGAACAGTACCGGAGAGCCAACCGGAAGAAGTTCGGCGGACAGTTCCAGGATATCAATGACAAGATCGAGGCTCTGATTCGGGTGGCAAGAACCGAAGGAAACATGCATCAGGAACTGCAGATCCTGGACGCTATCAAAAAAGGTTTTCCAGCAAAGAAAGCAACAAAAGGTGCTGCGGCAGAGTTCTTCCGACTGAATGACCGGAAGCTGGATGCCCTTATCAATGCAACCACGAATGACATGGAAAAGGCAGAGGTGGCTGTACTTCGTATGGCAGACGACCAGTACCGCAGGGTGATCTACAACGCTCAGGTCTATGCAAACACTGGTGCCGGTACGTATGAAAAAGCAGTTGATATGGCGACCAAGGATTTTCTTTCTGCTGGTCTGAACTGTATCGAGTATAAAAACGGTGCAAGGCATACGCTGGCGGATTATGCAGATATGGCGATCCGTACAGCAAGCAAACGAGCCTACCTGCAGGGAGAAGGCGAAAAGCGTCAGGAATGGGGCATACATACTGTTATCGTGAACAAGCGAGGAAATCCGTGTCCGAAATGCCTGCCATTCTGTGGAAAAGTGTTGATTGATGATGTGTGGAGCGGTGGCAGCCGGAAAGACGGCAGTTATCCGCTGGTTTCAAAGGCAATATCTTATGGTCTGTACCATCCAAGATGCAAGGACAGTCACACAACCTATTTTCCCGGCATTTCAACGGCTGATGATACCTGGACGAAAGAAGAACTGGAACAGATCGGTCTGAAAAACCAGCAGGAAGCCAGACAACAGTATGCAGAGCGGCAGGAGAAGAAGTATAAAAGGATGGCAGAGTGTTCACTGGATCTAAAGAATAAGGCAGAGTATCAACAGAAAAGTAATAAATGGGCAAGGTTAAAAGATGATGAAGGCATTTATCACACGTATAATTTAGGACAGAATGATGTCATAAAGCCGCATAATATCAAAAAAGATATGCAGAAGTCAGATATTGGAAAAGAGATGTCTGAATACCTGGAAACGAATAATATTTTAGTTCAGCTCGTTTATGGTATCGATAATCCATATAATGAATTGGGATTTTATGATGCAGAAGATGATGTAATAAGAATTTTTGCAGATCAGACAAAAACGATAGAGAAAACAGCAGAAGTGCTTATACATGAAGCAACGCATAGAAAGTACGGAATTGGTGGAGACCAATGGTCGGAAGCTGTGTGCATTGCTCAAGAAGTGAAACACCGAAAGAGGTCAAATACATTGACTTCCCAAGAGAAAAAGGATATACTCAAATTAGTAGCTGAGTTGTATCCGGAATATCCATGGAGAAAGTAGGTGACATTATGACATTAGAAGAAATGAAAGCAAAAATGGATCGGCGTAATAGAATGGTGTCGGATGCAAGAGCAGGGAACGATCCAATATGTCCAAAATGTAAAAAAGGACATGTTAAATGCAAAGGAAAATATTTCTTCTATTGTGATTCGCCGGAATGTGATATGAAACTTTCTATGGATCCAGTAAGACCAAAACAAAAATAAATACCACCAGTCGAGAGGCCGGTGGTATTTTTATACCCATTTTTAAGAAAGCGAGGATAAGAACATGAAAAGATACATTGGAACCAAAATTATAAAAGCAGAGCCTATGACAAGAGGGGATTATAATAAGTATAGAGGATGGCAGATTCCTGTATCCTGTAGATGAAGAACCGACAGAAAAAGGGTATCTGGTTAAATATTCAGATGGATACGAGAGTTGGACACCATTAAAGCAGTTTGAGGAAGCATATAGAAGATGCGATAATATGCCATTTGGACTTGCTATTGAAGCATTGAAGAAAGGGAAAAAGGTTGCAAGAAAAGGCTGGAACGGTAAAGGAATGTATCTGTTTCTTGCGGATGGACAGGACTTAACTTCTTGTTTTTCTTCTGGGGACTTCCAGTGTGCAAGTTCCGTGTGTATGAAAACAGCACAGAATAATATCTGCGTAGGGTGGCTCGCTTCGCAGGCTGATATGCTGGCAGATGACTGGATGTTTGTGGAATGATAGAACACTACACTGTCACAAAAGACGCAGACAGGCTTGCACCGAACTGGCTGGCGAGCCGGATCAATTACAAGACAATCAAATTCATATATCGGGACATTGACGGACACACAGAATTGAAAGGGGTGAAGATTGGCGATGAAGTGGCACAAATTGGCGACACGGTACAGTTCAACGGCAGACGGTTATCCGTAGAAATGCGGTGATCCAGGTATCTCCCTTTAAGGCAC